CCCCGATATGGAAGGTCAGTCTGTACAAGGTTGGCCGTGTTCGGAGTGTGGTTCTCTGCAGGAGCATTTGAATGCTTTGCAGGAGGATCGCATGGAAAGAGATATTGAGGACATGTTTGTTTCTGAGTGGGACGATGACGAGGCGCTAGGAGAGAAGCCGGAAGAAAGGATTCATAATCCTCCGGAGCTTGTGCCAGTCCGTTCACTCAAGTGCATGAATCCGTCAATTGTCTATGAGACTGAGACGTGGGCGACCATCTTAGGAGAGAAGCCGGAGCAAGGGAGTAATGTCCCCCGGAGCTTAGATGGATTGTTACCCCCAGTCCAGATTTCACAAGATACTCTTGACCATTATGTTACTGACAGTATGGAGGCGCAAAAATATTTGTTGGAGTTGAAACAACAACTCGCAGATACGCCGCCCACGAGACCAGTTCGTGTTGCCGCTATTCAGTGGCGTTTGAACGTGTTGTTGGCGTGGGCTCTCTTGGCAGGGATCCAGCTGACTTCGGCCGCGGAGCTTTCGCCGCCGGAGCAGTATGCCAATGCCTTTAGCACAATCGTTTGGTCAATGGGTGTGTTTTTGGTGTTGTACACGGCTAGTAAAGTGCTGTGGTTGCTGGGCACGTCGCTTAGTCAGGTCATGTTGACCCTATGTGCGGCGATGGTGGCATCTATTAATGCATTTACAGCCCTGTTGAATACCTTTTGCGGGATTATACCTGGTATCGCAAAAGATGTGTCGAGCTATATGAGGTGGATGAAGATTACCACTATGGTTTCGGCAGGCGCGCAGGCTCTCAACGCGGTGATGCCCATATTGAAGGCACCGTTTGGAATCTTGGGATTTTTCCTTGGTCATAAACCAACCGAGGTTTACTCAATGAGGAGTGAGGGAGCGCAGAAGTTTAATAAGTATGGTGTACTTACTTCTGCAGTATTTGCGTGTCTCATGTTCATTTTAGTACCCGTTTTGGGCTTTGCAAAAAGTTACAAGATGTGGGAACCTATGCGCAGGATGTGTGAGCATCTTCCATACGTGACGTGGTTCATAGATTGGTTGACAGCTCTCGCGGAAGGCAAGGCTACAGTTAATGACATTCCGAATTCGATAAACGCTTTTAGAGACGGTGAAGAAATTCCTGTCTCAAAGCCTACCGGTTCAGGAGTTTGTCCTGTTTGTCAGTGCTATCTGTGTAGATGTCCTGATGATGGTACTTCACCTGTACCTATTGAGGTTAAAACCTCTAGGAAAGGGAAGGAAAAGGTCCATGGTCACCAGCGTAGTGCGTCGGCAGACGACGCCCTTCTTGATGAAGTTTATGATTTGGTGAACGAAGGAAATGAAGATGAAGCCAGTTCGGTTGACAGTCTGTCAGATGATGTCCAGCGCATGAGAATTGCAGGCTGGCCAGAGAATGGACTTACGCCGCGAGACTTGCATGCACTGACAACAGAGCAGCAGCAAGAAAACTTGCAGCGGAATAAGGAAATTCTCAGGCGATCACGACAGTGGAAAGCTGATCAATTGTTGAGACCGGTTGAAGGATACGAAAGTGCTGGAATGTTGGAGCAGAGTAATCGCCCAACTGGTGTATCTTACCCGATGCGAACTGAAGGCAAAGCAGGCGAGCAGGAGACAGAAGAAGACGATGTCGAAAGATACGTCCGGGAAGAAGAAGAAGCGCAAGCTTTACTTCCTGCTCCACTCGCTGACGGAGAGCCCACATGGTGGGAACTCATTTGTGAGGCCTCCTCCGATCTAGCTTGGCTTGCCAAGTCTCATTATGATGAGAAAGTTGCACCTTACGTGACTGTGAAGTCCGTGTTAGCAGTTGCAGCGGTAGTTACAACTATTGGAGTTGCTCTGGCCGCAGCCTTGGCATCAGGTAAATCTGATGTAATCATGCCTGAAGGGCATGGCAGGAAACCTATGATTCGCTATCATGTGCCTATTCGGACACGAAGGCCATTGAAGAAGCGACTCGAACATCTCGAATCTGAGGAAGACATTGATGCACACTTGAACGGTGAACGTCAAGAGCATAGAAATGTAGAGATGGATCGGTGGGATGCACTGAAAGAGGAAGAAGATGAGTACTACGCGAAGAGACATTTGGTCGGTGGACCTAGTGAGATCTATCGCGGTGAAGGTGCAAAAGTGAACCAGAAAGCCCAGGAATTGGGTATGAAATGGTTCCCCCGTCAGATTGACCCTGCGACTGTTGCGAAGAGGCGAAGAGCCATTCGCAGAGCGCAGACCACCCCCAAAAGCCACACACTTGGAGAAAAGGTGCGACTTGAGGAGGCTCGGAAAGATTTTCCCCTGTATGAGGAAGCTCTTCTTGGCAAGCAGCGGTTTGTGTATAATGAACTTGCGAGCACGTGCGTGAAAATCGCATATGATGCCGAAGAGACTTCCTCCGGGACGTTAATCCCCGGGGCCACCCTTGTTCCGCTCCACTCCCTTGTTGAAGGTAAAGAGGTCAGCGTGCATAATGCCGCTTTGTCCGCCAAACTTCGTGGTGAAGTGATTCCCCTGCAT